GCTTCTCGCCTTCGGCAGACCAGCAAGCTGGTTTGATGCCCTTGTCTTCTTCATACTTCTCTGTGTAGAACGTGCGGGTCACGCCTTTGCCTGATGCAATGATGACGAAGTTCATGGCACGGTCTTCATTCTTGGAGACTTCTTCGCCGCCGACAATCATGCGCCACACGCCGCCCTTGATTGAGATTTGTTTGCCACCGGAGTTACCAGCAATGTCGCTGGTGGTGGAGTCATTTGCTTCACGCAGGTAGTCGGGGATGACGGAGCCGGATTTGAAAAGGGTTAGGTTACTCATTTGATTTCCTTAAGTTATTTAGAACGACGAACAGTGATTGAGTACTTGGACTCAACGTTAACACCTGCAGGCATGAGCCCCGGATTTTCGGTGACAAATTGCTTGAAATTAGTCTGGGCAATTCGTCTTTCCAAAAGGTCTGGCACATCGTGCTCACGGATGAACTTGTACATACTGTCCCAGTCGCTAGTCCAGTATCGGGTTTTGACGCCCCTAGTGAATGAACCAAACGGGGTCTTGCCACCGTCTTGGCCTGTAGATTTGCATACCTCAAGCAGTTCTTGCTCAACGGCTTCTAGTTGTTGGTCGAGAGCAGCTATTTCTTCTTCCATCTGCTTCTTCTTAATTTCCTTGGCGTCACGTATCTTGATGTATACCTGCACCAACTTGCTTACGTCACTCATATTGATTCCTTTGATTTGCGTTGAACGAGATTAAATTATACATTGTTTAATGTCACATATCAAGCTCCTGTTTATAAAGATCGACTAATCCTTGATGAAGGTCTACTTTTCCGTCTAGCATAGCGTACATACGCTTCTCGACAGGGCTTCCTACTAGGCGGACCACTGTTACGTTATTGACCTGCCCCGCCCTATGAGCACGGGCATTACCCTGTAAATACAACTCTGTAGACGGTACGGGCCCCCACCAAACAATCGTATCCGCCTTAGTTAAGGTGATGCCGTGGCCTGCTGCCATAGGCTGCGCCAATATAACTCGTGGGTCATCTTCTGTTTGAAAATTTTTAATGATCTCTGCCCGTGCGGTGCCACTGACTGCTCCATGTATGCGGCCTACTGTTATGCCGTTTTTAAGCAATGCGTCTTCAATCAGGTCCCCTGAATGTTTGTAGTTGGCGAATACGATGACCTTATGCTCTGTAGAATCTATAACATCCAAAAGTTCTTGTAGCCGGTTGGTAACATCAAACTCAACGATTTCTTTATTGTCCGTATAGACTGCCCCTTGCGAAACCTGCAGAAGTTTGTTAAGCATTGAGGCTGCGTTGACCGCAGTGATCTCTTCCCCTGCCGCAATCGTCATCATCTGTTGCTTGAGGGCGTTGTAGTACTTGGCTTGTTGTGGCGTCAGCGGAACCTCACGGTTGGAATACAGCAGGTCGGGCAAGTCCAGACATTCAGCCTTGGTAAACCGTATAGCGGGTTGCAGTATTTCATGCACTATGTTTTTGGACTCCTGCCGTGGAACCCATTTGTATTGGTTAATCTTTAACATCACCTTGTCGCGGAACGAGCCAAAGAACTTAGGCACAGACTCAGGGTTCACAAGCTTAGCCAAGCCGTAGGCATCCAGCGGAGACTGCGATGCAGGTGTACCCGTCATCATCCACAAACGAGTCGTGGGTTTCAGCAAAGATGCAAGGGCTTTCCAGCGGTCGGTCGTCACGCTCTTGACTGCATTGGCTTCGTCCACAATGATTAAGTCAAACCCACCAGCCGCAAGCTCAGCGGTAACTACCTTCACGCCGTCAAAGTTAATGATGACGAACTCATAGCCGCCGTTAATGATGGCTGCACGTTTCTCACGAGAGCCTTGGGCGATAGCCACCGTGCGGTGCATCACCGTCTTAAATAAATCTGACCGCCACGCTGTGTCCATGATCGACACAGGGCACACCACCAGCACCCGCTTGACCCGCCCTTGATTCATTAGGTAGTCAGCCGCCCATGCCGCCGCACTGGTCTTACCTGTACCTGCCTCGTTAAACACGAAACAACGTGGATGTAGCGTTAGGAATCCTGCAGTGGTGCGCTGGTGATCGAACGGCTGATATACCCCCGGCCAAGCATACTTCGCCGTGATCGGTGAGGGCACGTCCTTGATACCTATATTGCGTAGCAGTTGCGTTGAGTCAAAGTCCCAGTTGACTAGGATTTGAGACATATCCCCATTCTGTTGCAGTATTTTGCTCTTGGGAATCAAGGCAGTAATTTGGTCTGCCTTGCGGGTGTTAAACAGTAGTGCGCGATTGTCGATGATTTGCATGATTAAACAATGTATAACTTATAGTGGAGAAAAATAGCTAGGTAGTTGCCTACCTAGCCAAACGCTTCTAACGAAGCAACCACGATGGAACCAATGATACCTTACTTTGAACGTGATTGTGCACGTTCTTTTTTGCTAACTTGCGAAACCAATTCACCTTTTTTGCCACGTGCAAAGCTACGGTTAGCAGACTCGCTAACAGCCCGCAGGTTACTCAGAGCCAAGGGCTTACCCTTCTTGCTCAGGGGTTTGATATGGTCAACGTCTTCAGTGCTTGGCAGGTTGCCATGCTTGGCCTCGTATTCTTTACGAGCCTTGTTACGTGCTTCACGCATCTTGACTTGCTTGGGGGAGTCTTCGTACTTCTCTTCCCTTGCGTAATTTCGTTTAGTTGCCATTGTTGTACTCACAAGTATTAACTGGACAAAACCTGCAGAGGGCCGACTGCTTGGGGTTCCATACGCCGTGGTCTACGGCGGCTTCAATCATGTTAGCCCTACCCGCCCATTTAGAAAAGATTTCAGGTAACTGTTCACGACTGAACTCAGCCTTAATTACATCACCGACCACCACAAAAAGCAATGCGCCCTTAACGATATTTATTTCTGGGTGGTGCGACATAACCATAGCCGCCATAAGTTCTAACTGCCCGACATCTGCGTAACGGCTAGTCTTACCAGTTTTGTAGTCGGCTAAGCGGGCAACGCCTCTCTCGCGGTCAATGGCAAGGAAGTCGGGTATGCCTCGGAACCATACGTCTTTGTCAAAAAATCCACATGGGGTGAAGTCCGAACGTATTCCCAATTTTTCTTCGCATCGTACGTCTGCACGGATTTGGGCAAGACGTTCCACGAATGGCTCGTAACTCTTAAAAGTTTCTGGAAGTGGTGTTTTATCACGAATGAACTCTTCAAATGCTTTATGCACAGCAGTCCCATAAAGGGTAGCCTCTGTGTCTTTCTGTTTGACTTGCTTTAATATACGGACAACGTGGTATTTACGGGGGCAGGATTCAAAGTCTTTGATTGCCGAGTACGAATGAGCTAGTGCCATAGATTTACCACGTTGATTTGACCGCCTATTCTAACAGTCGCCGTATGACAAACCAACCCCTGATTCACAGGACAGCGGTAAATCTTTAGCCCACTTGGGTCGCCATGACATGCACTCCTCAACGAAGCGTACAGCCTCATCCCGCTCGGCGGCGCGTGCAACACAAGCCACGGCATCATGTACGGTCAGCACCACCTGATATCTTTTTGATATCCGCAGCATCTGCTCACCCACAATGATTCGGGCCACAGCTTGCGTGAAGTTCTCCACACACTTGCCACCATAGATGTACACAGGCAGCCCCTTGGACATGTAGCGCCACTGGTCTTTGTTCTCTACTGAAACTTTCTGCAAGTCTGGGTATTGAATAAATAAACCGTTAGGTAGGGAAAACCCTTTGTTCGGCACAACCTTGATTACGCCCTGCGCGTCCACCTGCGCCCCGTTGTTAAACGATAACGCTTTGAGACCTTCTTCAGCCGCTTTCCAGAGCCTAGTAATTTTCGGATATGTAGTTCGGTAAGTATCAACGATTCGCTTAGCTTCCTCGCCCGATACTTCAACACCAAAATTTTTAAGTTGTGCTTTAAACTTCGCCGCCCCCATGCCATAGCCTGCACCAAGAATCGTAGTTTTGCCGACGAATCGTTCGTCTTTGGTGATCTCCGAAACGGGTTTGCCGTAAATTGCCGACGCCATAATCTTGTAGACATCATCTTTCCTTTCAAATGCATCAACGAGGTCATGCTGACCTGCAAGCCACGCCAACGTACGTGCTTCAATCTGTGCAGAATCGCAATCAATAATCACATAGCCTTCGGGCGGCAAGATAGCCTTCTTGATCTTCCCTGCGTTCTCCCCACGGCTAGGTAGGTTCTGCAAGTTCACAGAGTCTTGCCCCGACCAGCGGCCTGAGTGTGCACCGTAGTACCGCAGGGGCACAGGGAACAACCCACGGTCTGCCATACCAATGAACCGAGCAGTACGAGTTTCCTCAATAGTCGTCTTGTTCCCAAGCCGTGCCGACACCAGTGCTTGCACGTCTACGTTCGGGTGCTCAAGTAACTCTTTGAACTTCTCATCGGTCTTGGCAAACGCAAACGCTAACTTGCCTGTGGTCGGGCTCACCTTGCGGGGCGGCTCAACGCCCAGCGACTCCAGTGCGGCGGCGAACTTCTCGTTGGACATCAGCATGGTCTTGGCGTCCTCACGAGCCCCGAACTTGTACGCCAACTCATCAAGCAACTGCTCTTTGCGATCTATGACTTCTTGTAAATGTTTAACCAACATCTCACGGTCTAGGCGCAACACAGGCTCAATGAACATACGTAGCGTCAGGTCGATCAGCTTCAGCTCAATCTTTGGAAAGTCGAGGGCCATGTATTTGTTGAAAAGTTCTAACGTTAGAACTACGTCATTGCAACAATAGTCGCCATAGCGTGACAGTTCCTCTGCCGAGAAGTCTTTGTAGTGCTTGCCCAGCGCGTTCTCAACCTCAGTGCCCTTGACCCCGACACCCATGCGATCAGCTTGGGCTTTGAGGCTGTGCGACTTCTCATGCGGGAATAGGGCACGAGACATACCCATGATGTCTAGCCACCCTTGTGGTTGCACCCCGTAGTGCCATGCGAGTATGGCTCCATCAAAGGCAGTGTTCTGGCACAGGACAAGTTTGTCCGACCAGTCGATAGACTTAATCACACGTTCAACATCAGGCTTAGGAACCCAAGTGGTCGGGCCCCCGTCAATGTTGTATGCAAACCCGATGGTCTCCCACCTTGGGTCACGCACGTATTCTTCAGTCGTCATCTTCGCAAAACCATACTCACGGTCGTAGTAGGTTTCAAAGTCTATGCAGAGTATGCTCATTTGATTATCTTTGTTCCCAGCTGCAAACCTTGCAGTTCGAGCTGTTCTTGTTCTGCTGTTTGTTTACGTAGTAATCTGGGCTCTGGCTGGTCATCTGTGTTTCTGTGGTTGGTTCTGAATTGCTCATAGTTGCTCTCAGCTTTTGTGATGTTGTCCATGCACCCGACAAGGTACAGGATATTGGTTTCGTTAATAACTAATGCAAGCCCACCT